CAGAAAGATGCCGACGCAGGATGATAACTCTGCTTATCTTGTGAATGGGAGTACGGTGCATTTCCGCTATATCGCGCAGAGAGGCAAGAATACTGAAGATGGGACCACGACGAGCAATTTGCTTAGTGCGACGTACGACTGGATCGGCTTAGATCAGATAGATGACCCTGGGATTACGCATAAGGATTTCCTCGATCTGCTTGGCCGCCTTCGTGGGGATACGAGTTATCGAGTTGAGGATGAGCCTGAAGATGACACGATGCCTAGCGATGGGCCTCGATGGTTGATGATGACGCTCAACCCTAGCCAGAATTGGGCGTATCACGAGTTGATTAAGCCGTATATCGACTGGCGTGACCATAAAGTGTTTAGCAATAAGCTGTTGATTGACACTGACAGTCATACGCCGATTGTGGAGTTGTATGAGAGTGATACGTATGCAAATAAGATGAATCTCAAGGCGGACTTCATTAAGACGCTTGAGACTACGTACAAAGGGCAGATGCGTGAGCGATATCTATTAGGAAAGTGGGCAGCGTTCGAGGGGCTTGTACATCCAGAGTTTGATTCATCCAAACATCTGATTAAACGAGAACAGGGACTCCAGCATCTCTATGCTTGCAAAGAACGACACGTCAAAGTCAGAAGCATCGAAGGCTATGATTTCGGCATTGTTACGCCAACGTGTTACATGCTTGGGTTCATCGACGATTACGGGAGACTTATCATTCTGGATGGCTTCTATCAGCCGAACTATGATGTTGCTCAACATGCCAACGCCATTAGAGAGATCAGGGCGCGTTACCAAGGTCTTCTGTTCTGGAACGATTCTATCATCGCGGACCCTGCTATTTTCAGACGGATCGTGGTTGCTGGTCAGTCAATTAGAAGCACGACTATCGCGAGGATTCTAAAGGATGGAGGGCTGAATATCCAACCAGGGTCCAGTGATGTGCTTTCGGGGATTGCGAAAGTGAACTCGTATTTGTCAGGCACGCAGAAGACACCACACCTCGTGACGGAGGACCGACCTGGGCCACTTATCTATGTGGCAAGCGAGCTATCGTGGTTTCAAGATGAGATTCTGAGCTATTACTGGAAAAGAGATGGTCAGGGTAGAAGTATTGATGAGCCTGTGGATCATAACGACCACGCAATGAACACGATCAAGTACATGCTTAGCAAGTTGCCAGAGCCTAGCATGATCGTGGTGCCGGAAGAGATGCTTCCGCCGAAATGGTCATACTGGCAGGAAATGAGCATGGACGAATACAAGGCTGCACAAAAGCCTGTGTGAGTCACACAAGGAGTGAGTTATGAAAGTTGTTATCTCAAGCGGACACGGTAAATACATTCGCGGCGCATCTGGCTATCTTGATGAAGTCGATGAGGCGCGTCGTGTGGTCAATGAAGTGGCGACAATTCTGAAAAGCATGGGAAATAGTGCGGTGACTTTTCATGATGATATCAGCAAGTCGCAGAGTGAGAACCTGAATAGAATCACAAGTTTTCATAATAGTCAGGTTCGCGATCTCGATGTGAGTGTGCATTTCAATGCTTATCAGACGACAAGCAAGCCTATGGGGCATGAAGTGCTATACCTCACGCAAAATGAGCTGGCTGATGTTGTGGCTACGCTTGTCTCGTCGTCTGCTGGCTTCATCAATCGAGGAGCGAAGTACCGAGGCGATCTTGCCTTCCTAAACAATACGGAGGAGCCAGCCATTCTGATTGAGACGTGTTTCGTAGACTCAGAGGCTGATGCCGAGATTTACCGTAATCAGTTTCGCGAGATTTGCGTGGCTATGGCTCAAGGGATTTCAGGAGAGGAAGAAATCGTTCCTGTGCCTCCGTTCGAGCGGCCAGAATTGCCAGATGAGGAAGATGGAGTGCTGTTCACGGCAAAGGGCAAGTGTTCACACTTTGGGGGACCGGAGGACACAGGAGTGTCACCGAGCGAAGGGTTAGCGTTCATCTATGAATGGGACGAAGTGCCGTACTTGTTCTTGCCGTATCAGCCGCAAGGAACTACAGGACTGGCGAGGAGGCTCAATCCATTCATTCCTTATGTGGCTTGTCGATGGGACTATGACGTGACTCCGAAAGAGATGCTGAAAGGTCCACAGGTGGCATTGGTTAGATCACTGAGAAGTGGAGTGACGCTCAAAGCATTTCCAGCTGATTGGGGTCCACATGAGGATACTGAACGGGTCGCTGACTTGTCACCTGGATTGATGAGTCAGCTAGATTTAACGACGGATGATGAAGTGGAAGTCATTTATCCATACGATGGAGAGACGTCGTGAATGTCAGGAACCAAATGGATGAGGCTCTGGACAAAGCGCTTGCGGAGCATCTTGAGGAGCTTTTCGGCACATTCTTCAAGCACTCGGATGAAGTCAAGCTAATGAGTGAGTTAAGAAGCGCTGAGGAAGCGTACAATAGAGCGAATAAAGCGCTAGACAAACTATGAAGCCCGCGATGAGAAAAGAATACTTCTGGGCGCTTATTACGTTGGTAATCGCCATATCGCTTGCATTCGTTCTCATCAATGTCGTGGAGAGGGACGCGACACCGGAGGAACAACTCTATCAGGGCGTTCCCCTTGACGCTCACCTCTTGGGAGTTGACAAGGATGCACTCGAACTCGCTTATAAGGATCATCTCAAGCTTCTGTTCAGCGTGTGGCTAAAGGATGATATTTCGACAGTACAACGGATCAATAACGGGCTGCGAAATGCGCGTCGAGCTTATGCACATGCGGCTGAGCAGATCGAAAGACGTGAACGTGCTTTGAAATCGAAATAACCTGTGTGAGTCACACAAATGCCGATGGACACAAACTCTCCTGAAGAAGCTGTCACGAGCGACTTGTTCGATGTTGATGCGAACACTGCGCCTCCGCCAGTTCAGGCACCTCAGCCTGCGTACCAAATCTATGCTGGTAGTAAGATTGCAGTTAGTAAGCAGGTTGGCATCTATTGGAAGCGTCGTTATGATGCGGCCGTGAAGGCGTATACTGAGATCAAGCACATTTGGGAAGATGTCTATCGGTATTATAATCACTCGCATGATAAGTCAACGCAGACTCCGCGTGGGCTTTTCCGTCGCGGTGACTGTACGGAGAATGTGATCTACAGCAATTTGAATATAATGCTATCTGCGGTCTACAGTCGCGATCCTGATGTGACTTGTACGACAAATGATAAGGCCGATGAGCCATTCTCGCAATGCCTTGAGCAACTTTTGAACGCTATGTTTCATCGAAAGCATCTCTTGGATGCCAAGCCGAAGATTAAGAAGGCAGCGGGCGTGGGTCTTTTGACTAACTTTGGTGTTCTCAAGCTTGATTGGACGAAGAAAGACGACTCTGTGGAGGTGGCACAGGGAGAATTACAGCGTATTTCTGATGAGTTGGTTCAGGCGAAGGATCAACATGCCGTCGAAGATCTTTATGGGCAACTTTCATCGCTAGAAGCAAGTATGGAGGCCCTGAAGCCTGGTGGTCCAAATCTTAGTACAGTTCTTCCGCACAATCTAATCATTGATCCGTACGCGGAACTGCCTGATGGAGGCGACGCGGGATGGATGTGTGAGAAGTTGTTCTACCCTACGGCTGCGTTGAAGGAAAGGTTCACGGTTAAGCAGAATCCAGATGATGATTCTCGCAATGCACCCCGCGGATTGATCTATAAGCCAACTCACAAGGCTGTTTTCACCGAAGGAACGGCTGGAGGCGAGCGTGACGATGCCCTCGGCATGGTTATGCGCTCTCTGGATGGTCATGCGGATGAGCCGATTAGCTTTGAGGCTGATGAGAGGCGTGCTTACGTCGATATGTATTTCACGGAGTGTAGATTGCTGTGGGATAAGTCAACGCGGCGGGTATTTCTGTTCCACAGGGATGACTGGACGTGGCCTTTGTGGGTTTGGGACGATCCTCTCGGCATTACGCGCTTCTTCCCGTACTTTATCATGGGTTTCTCGATGACGACAGGAGGAACAATCGGTGCGGGCGAGATTGCGTACGTTCTGGATCAGCAAGACGAGATAAATGACATCAATCGACAGATTGCGAGGATCAGGAGAACAGTCTTTGACTATTTCTACTACAATAGCGATGTGGTGAGTCAGGATGAGGCTGAGAAATTCATCACTGCGCTGAGATCGCCTACAACTGCACCTGCTAAGCACATCTTAGGCGTGAAGGCGGGTGAAGGTGGCAAAGTGCAGGATATGATTCAGGCTTTTGTGCCTCCATCCATGCAGTTCGAGGAGTTGTTCAATAAGAAGAATGTGCTGGACACCATTAACAGGATTACGAATACTAGTGACGCACTGCGAGGCGTTCAATTCAAGACAAATACGAATGTCGCGAGTGTGCAGAGCTATCAAGAGAGCATGAGATTAAGTGTCGGTGCCAAAGTTGATGTGATCGAGGACATCGTGGCCGACCTCGCGTTAGCCCTCGCCGAGTTAGCTGTGCAGAATTACAATCAGGATGATGTTGCCGATCTCGTTGGTGACGACTTATCGCAAGCCTGGATACCAATGGACGTGAGGACATTCACGCAGAAGTTCAGTGTGGAGATCGTTGCGGGAAGCATGGAGAAGCCCAACAGCGCATTTAGGAAGAAAGAGGCAATCGAGGTTGCACAGGCTGTTGGGCAGTTTGCTAGAGCGGCTCCAGGTGCAGTAACTCAGATCATGCTTCGCGTGCTTTCAGGCGCGTTCACGGAGGTAGCGATTAAGCCTGAGGATTGGGCTCTACTCAATCAGGAAGTGAATGCGAACCTTCAGAAAGGGCTTAGCCAAGGACAGCAACCAGGGCAACCTGCACCACAAGGACAAGGACAGCCACAGAATCCGAGAGATGCAATGATGGCGCAAGCGAAGACATTGCCGCCGGATGCGCAAAAGCAAGTAGTAGCGATGGGTAACAGCGGAGAGACTCCGCAGAATATCTTGAAGTTCATCCAGCAACAGACAGGAGCGCCAAATGCCTAAGCCGAACCTGCCCAATGAAGCGGCAGAGGATACCGTATTTGAGAATCTTGGCCTATCCCGTGAAGACCTTGGGATGGATCAAGAGGGAAGTGGGAACGAACTTGATGAGGGTAGTGGAAGCGAACCTGAGGATCGTGATGAATCTCGTGTGACTCACACACAAGAGAAACAGGATCCGCAGCCGTCGCGTATTCCTTCGAGCGCTGAGGTTAAACCTGATGGGCGAGGCAACCTTATTGGTCCCGATGGTAAGATCATCGCGAGGGCTGGCAAGGAGGCTCGGCTCTATCAGGACTTGCATAAATCGCGTGGACAGGCACAGACCTTACAGGGTCAAGTTGCTGACGTCACAGCCAGGCTTCAGAAAGCTGTGGAGATTGGTCAACGTCTTCACAATGAGTTGCAGACTATGAGATCGCAGGCTGATGCGATCAAGCAATTCGGCCTCGAACAGAACGATCATTTGACGGCTTTGAGGTTGTTCAAAGAGCTTCGGGACAACCCACAACAAGCCCTGAAAAACCTCTTGACAAGAGCCGCAACAAATGGTATAAATATATCAGAACTTGGCGCTCAGGGCGGATTTGATCCGAAATCGCTTCTCGAAGTCATCCGCCAAGAGATCGGTACTGCGGTGAACCCCCTCAGAGAGCGGACTGAGGCGGAGAAAAGACAACAGCAGCAAGACGCGACACTCGCAAAGCAGCGCGAAGAAGTTCAAGGCCAAGTTAATTCGTTCTTCGCCGCGAACCCGGATGCTCGGCAATACCTTCCGGTGTTTCAACAGACAATCAAACAGTTCCCAGATATGTCCCTGGGAGAAGTTTGGGCCAGGATACAGCTTCATCACGCTCTGAACCCGCAATCGCGGAGTCAATCTCAGAACTCGCCTCGGCGAAGTCTCCCGTCAGGTCGTCCTGCACCTACGCAAGGGGATGGCGAACTGGCACCCGTAAGCGATTCATACGAGGCTATCGTCAGAGCCGCTATGGACGCTTCTGGCATACGCTAGTGTGAATCACACAGGAGACTATTCACATGCCTGCCTTAGACACCGTGATCAATGCAATGCTGACACGGAGTCGCGCAAAGCTTATCATGGCTTCGGCGATCTCTGGGACCGTCAGTGCATACCTACACGCTGCGAAGCGTGTCATCGTGGAGGATGGTGGTCCGTCGATCACTAACCCCCTGATCGTTGGGCTCAACCCCAATGTCACGTCGATGCAATACTACGACCAAGTTCCGGTCGCGCAAACGAACGAGTTCACGACAGTCTCATACAGCATGAGTCGCGTCGTGGGGTCGCTCATCATCTCGGATCAGGAAGAAGATGAGAACCAAGGACGTGCTGCGATCTTCAAAATTCTCAAGGGCAAGATCATGGCCCTCGATGAAAGCATCTCGCGTCAATTTGCCACGTACCATACGGCTATCGGTACGGGGACAGACCCCAACGGACTCGGGAACCTCATTCCTGCTGATCCCACCACGGGCTCGGTTGGTGGAATTTCTCTCGCAAGTGAGGCGCAATGGAGGAGTTCCAGTTACAACTTCGCCGGTACGCTCACACCCGAGAACATCGAGGAAGCATTCGACGACATCCTCGAACTGGACCTCAATCGCTCAAGCGATGGACAGACTAGCCCGAAGCCAACCGTTATCTTCGCTGGCCGTAACATTTATCGACTTCACAAAGCGGCGGTGAGGGACAAGTCCACCATCATGCTCGGCGAGACTGGTACGGGCAAGAAGTTGACCAACCTTGGCATCGTTGGCACGACTCATAACGGTGTTCCGCTCCTCTTCGATGAGAAGCTTGCGCCGAACGTCGCGTACTTCGTTAACGACGAGTACCTCACGCTGCATGTTCTTCGTGGCGTTAACATGAAGATCAAGCAGTTGGTCGCTCCGTGGGACACGGATGCAACTGGCCGCCGCGTCGTGTGGGAGGGTCAGCTTTGCAGCTGGCGTCAATACCGCACTCACGCATTCCTCACAAACTAACTGTGTGAGTCACACATGATAACTTCTAACATGAACGGCGCAAGACTCGCGTACGTTGTCGTCGATCTCAGTGAGACTGTCGGCACCGTGAAACGCGAGGTTGTGACGTGGACGAAACGCGAAGGGCTCAAGAAGAAGATGGTCGAGGAGCCAGCTGGCTTCCTCGTCTACTTCCCTCGAGGGCACGTTATTCGTCTGCGTGACAAGGAGGCCCTTCGACATTATGGCCTCGATGGCAGACCGCCAATCGTCAATCTGCAAGGGTTGAACGATCCAAACAGTCCTATTGGTCGAATGCTTCTCGGCCAGGAGGAGAACGCTCGAAGGGGTGCGATGGAAACCCTGGAGAAGCAGGTCATCAGACTTGCTACGGCTAAGACAGGTCCTGTCCTCATGCCGGAGCAGATCGAGCAAGAGGAGGTTGCGTAATGCAACGGGATAGACAGTTCTTCCAACAGGGTGTCAATAACTACGTACCGGCAGCACAGTATGCTTGCGGCCCTCTCCACGCTGCCCCCGAGAGACTTACGCTTGGCTCACCGGCTGCGGCGTCACCGACCTTCATCACGACGTTGGTCCCTGGCGCAACAGCGAACGGCGCAGTTATCAACACTATTGCGTACCTCGCGACGCCGAAGCTTCTGGATGCTACTTATGGACGCACCATCACGGTGACTCCATCGGCTGATCCAGGGGCTACGACTCTTGTGGTTGGTGTGGTTGGCTATGACTACCTTGGTCAGCCAATGCAAGAGAACATCACGCTCCCGAATGGTGCCTCAGCACTTGTCGCGGGACTCAAAGCGTTCTACCTCGTGATCGGTACGAGAGTCGTCACGCTCGCCACGAACACAGTCACCTTCTCTGTCGGCTCAGGGCTCAGGCTTGGATTGCCGTATAAGAGCAGGATCGTAAGCGCGCGCGAGAATGTGACCGACCTCACTTACGCGCAAATCAACACGGCACACAACCCTCCGGTCCTTACCGATCCACAAACTGCCGTGACCGGCGATCCTCGTGGAACGTACACACGCCTCACGGCGCCGGATGGCACATATACGGAACTTGCGGTACAAGGCGATCCGTGGGTGAATCCTGCGAACAACGGAGGGCTTTACGGCATTCGCCAGATTTCCTTCTAGTGTGAGTCACACAACAACGGGCGGTACGGAGGACGACGGTGAGCGCAACGATTCGCGAGATTGTGAACGAGGCCCTCACCGTCGTTGGCGAGGTGACTGGACCTGGCGTGCAGGTGTACGAAGACGATCGAATGAAGGCTGATGCCATTCGTGCCTTCAACATGATGTTCAAAAAGTACAACTGGCCTCAATATCTACGCTGGTATGCAGTCACACTAGATGGGACAACGGGAAAGCCGACGACAGGACCATTCGAGCAGGTACTCACGTTCGAGGATTTCGTTGCGGTGCATCGTCAAGGCGAGATGCATCGTTTGCCTATCGCTCCAACAAGGATGAACCCATTCGCTCTAGCTCTCCAAGGAAGTGCGCGTCCTATGTACTGGACAAGCCTTCGTGCTACTGATCCCGACTATAGGCTCAAGAAAATTCTGATCTACCCTGTCACCTCGATTGGTGATGTGAACGTGCTGGCGAAAGAATATCCTATGATACCTCCTGCGGTCCAGTTCAATTGGGATCAGGAGTTCTTCCTTGATAAAGATATGCTTGTCTATGCAACTGCCTTCATGACGCTCTCAGGAGATGACTTGAACGCTGGTGCTGCGGATGTGGTGCGGAACTTGATGGAGATGAAGTATCGCGATGTATTGTCTGCGCTCAGCAGCCATCCGATCCCGATCACAGATTACGGCGTGCCGCGTGACTTGATCGAACAGGCGTCGGTCGAGCCGCTGGAAGGCCACTTGAAGCTGGTTGAGAGTCCGCGATGATTAGCGTCTTTCCCAAATCACTCAAGACGCCTCAACGCAATAAGCTTGAGAACATCACTCTGCGTGGGTTTGCGGGTGGCTGGAATGCCATCGAAACCGACATGCAGATGGAATCTAGCTATCTTGTCACTGTCAGGAATTTTCGACGCACGCCGGGGGGAACACAGAAGGTACGTTATGGATCACGTTGGCTTGCAGACTTGGTTAATCTCACTACCACGGATGATATTATCGTGGATATGGAGTATTTTGCTAGTAACCTTATCTGTGTTCTCTTCTCAGGCATCGTGGTTGCGGTCAATAACTCTGGCGTGAAAACTGTAATCTGGAACACAGCGATTGCTGCTGCACTCCCTGGCGCGCCCGCGGCTTGGAGCAGTGGCCTCGACTCGATTGACTTCGTGCCATACAAGGATCAGCTGATTATCCACAACGGGGTTGACAAGCCTATCACTATCGACAGTGCGCTTACAGTCACGTATCTACAGGACCTTGCTACTGGAAGCAATATCAACACGCCCATCGGCAAATATGGCTGTGTCGTCCAGAACTACCATGTTGTCGCCGGTGTTGCAGTGACGCCAACACAGATTTACGTGTCATCTGTAGGAACAGCGGGGACGTTCTTCGGCGATCCCATCCCTAATGACTCGATTGTCATCGATATTGGTGCATACTCGCCTCAGGGTGCGTTTGAGATTAGAGGCATTGCTGGCTTCCGAGGTAATCTGCTTGTGTTCTTCGCTGAACAAACTGTGATTGTAAAGCTTGGCGTATACAACGATGCAGGCGTTCACACTCCACAGTTTCCTGATGCGATGCCCACGTTTGGTCTGTTAGGTCATCGTTGTATTCTGCCGATTGAGAACGACATTCTATTCGCCGGTTTGTCCAACGTAGCGACGGCGAAAAAGAACCTATTCACAGCTACACTAGAGAGTTCAACGCTTAGTGATCGCATCGAGCCTCCCTATCGTGAGACAGTTGCATCGCTCACCGATGAGGAGCAGTTAAAAACGTGTTGGATGGTGTACGACGTTCTGTCACATGATGTTCTTCTCTTCACACCAACGGATCGCACTTTTGTCTATAGCTTCAATTCTAGGCTCAAGTACGCTGCATGGTCGGAGTATAG